ATTGTTGAGTGGAGGCAGTCCTACGAGATGATTACTCATAGGGCTGGGCAGTTGCTCCAGGCTGCTCGCGCCGTGAGGCGCTTTCAGTTTGGTAAAGCTGCTAAGATCTTAAAGATGGCTTTCATCCCAAAAGGAGTGAGCCGTCACAAAGCTTTTGGCCGTAATTGGCTGGAGTTTTGGTTCGGGTGGAGCGCCAGTATTGGCGATATTTACTCGGCTATAGATGTCCTTCAGCAGCCGCCGTTACCCATGCACTTTAAAACATCGGTGGTCGAAGGCAAGACTTACATCTTGTCCCAAACGATCGTCGATAATCCAAGCGCGACATATCCGGCCAGTAATATCAACCGGACGTGGACCAAATGGATAGTTAAGCGTGGGATGGCGTGTGGTTGCAAGCTCGAACTCAGCAATGAGAACGAGTTCTTGGCGAATCAATTGGGGCTTAGAAACCCCGCTTCAATTGCTTGGGAGGCAGTGCCTTTCTCGTGGTTGTTGGATTGGGTCGCAAATGTCGGTGATGTATTAGAGTCCTTAACGGACTTTCACGGACTCACGCTTTCAGAGGCGTGGACTTCTAAGTTTGTAAAAGGCCAGCTCGAGTACCAGAACTACAATGTCTACTCTTGGTGGGAGGGAAATCCTCCTCATCGAGTATATGGCGGCGGAATGCTGGGAAGAGCCAATGGTCCTTTCAGTCAAACTAACAGGTCACTGGGGCTTCCTACCCCTATTCTGTCCATTAGGCCTATCCACCTTTCCAAATCACGCGCGGCAACAGCTATATCGTTGCTTTTGCAAGGTTTGGGGAGCGACGGGCCTGGTTCAAAACCTCCATTTAGGAGAATCTGAAATGCCATCAATGGCCAGCATTACCGTCAAGAAGAAAGACGGCACGACCGACATCGTTTACGACGCCCTTACAGGCGCCGGCAGCGATGGATCCCCCGCAGTTTGGCGTCAGGACACCGGCGCCACAGCGACTCTTCCTGTAGGGATGCGGGCAATGTTTTGGTTGAAGAGCCTGTGGAACGATCGCAAGACCGCCCGCAAGCTCCCATTCCATTACGAGCGCCCGTATGCCACGCAGGATTCCACGACGACCAAGTGGTCGGCGTCGGACAAGATCGTGATCGATGGCGTGATGACACTGCCGCAAGGCATCCCGTCGTCCGAAATCGATGAGGGTGTGTACCAAGCGATGAACTTGCTTGCAAGCACTCTGGTGAAGCAGTCCGGCAGTGCCGGCTTCGCCCCCAACCAGTAACCTGGGAGGACGATCTTGGAGAACCTTTCGAATACTTCGTTGAGGTTGGTCCTTCAATATCTGGAGGACCTCGCGTGCCCTATAAGCCTATCGGTCGCTATTCAATTGCGAAACGGGGCTTACGGGGATGTGGCTGCACGTACTGTGCGACCAGAGTCGTTCAACTCGGCTGAAGACTATTACCGGGCCGCTTCGGCGGTCGCGATCCTAAAGAAATTTCAGGGTCTCGGTGATGCCTCGGAAACGCGGAAACGCGCGACTGAGGTTTGGTTTGAAGCAGAGAAGCACTGTTACAGAACCAATCAACGACTTTATCCCTATCTCCCAGGATTAAACCTGGAAAGGGATGAACGCGTCTCAGACATCTTGTCTGAGATACGGAAAATCGTGTTGGACTGGATAGGTGTTGGACCACCTCCCATCGTCGATGGGAGATTCGGACCCGGAGCGACCTACGCGGACAGAGGGATCAATAGTACGGTTCCTCACAAAATGAGTTCGGATCCGACGTTAACCCGCGGTGCCCTCTTCTATCTCGTGCCATTCTTCGGTTCGGCATGGGGTAAGGAAGTAGCCGCGAACTGTGAGCTTCAGTGGGTCAGAGGAAACCGCTTCACAACGGTACCTAAGACCTCGGTTATCGACCGCTGTATTGGGGTCGAACCGTCCATCAACGCGTTCTATCAGCTCGAAGTGGGGAGACTTCTCCGCCAGAGGCTGAAACAAGTTGGATGGGATCTGGACTATGCGCAGGACATCCACCGGGAGGTGGCTCAGCGCGCATCAGTATCAATGGAGTTTTCCACCATTGACCTCACATCTGCAAGCGACATGGTAGCTAGGAACTTGGTTAAGCTCCTGCTCCCCCATAAGTGGTTCGAAGTAATGGACGATCTTCGTTCACCGACTTCTACTCATCCGGACGACCCCAAAAGGGTTGTTTTGCTTGAGAAATTCTCCTCTATGGGTAATGGATACACTTTCGAACTGGAGACCGTGATCTTCGCTGCGATCGCCTCATGGGCGAGTCGTGCGCACGGTCACCCAGGATGTCTTGGAAAGGACATCTTTACGTTCGGCGACGATATTATATGTCGCACTGAAGTGTATTCGACGTTGGTGGCTGCTTTGAAATTCTTGGGGTTTATCCCCAACGAGTCAAAGTCATTTACTGAGTTTCATCCTTTCAGGGAAAGTTGTGGTGGGGACTTCTTTCTTGGAGTTCCCGTTCGCCCAATCTATTTGAAGAAGGAGCCGAGTG